ACTTGAGGAAATGTCACCTTATGTATTCGCAAGCCAGTTTCAGCAGAATCCACTACCCGCAGGCGGTGGTTTATTCAAGCCTGAATGGTTCATGGTTTTGGATTTCGAGCCTCAAATAATAACCACATTCATCACGGCAGATACGGCAGAAACAGACAAGAGTTACAACGATGCAACCGTGTTCAGCTTTTGGGGTATTTATGAGATTGAAACCATGGGGCGAAAAACTGGTGAAATGGGCTTGCACTGGCTGGACTGCTCAGAGGTTAGAATACAACCTAAAGATTTAAAAGATGCATTCTTAGACTTTTGGCAGGATTGCATGAGGCACAAAGTACCGCCCCTGATTGCAGCGATTGAGAAGAAGTCAAC